TGGTCAACGGCTCGATTATTGCGTTACGTGGGGCCGACAATCCTGACAGTCTGCGGGGTGTGGGGCTTGATCTAGCGGTACTGGACGAAGTTCAAGACATAGACCCAGACACATGGCTGGCCGTATTACGCCCTGCTTTGTCCGATAAAATGGGCCGCGCTTTATTTTGCGGGACGCCAAAAGGTTTCAACTGGTTTTACGATATATTCAGCGGGGCAGAGGCGCAGCCAGATTGGGAAGCCTTTAGATTTAAAACAATCGAAGGGGGCAGGGTGGCCCCTGACGAAATAGAATCTGCGCGGCGGTCAATGGATGAGCGGCTGTTCCGCCAAGAGTTTGAGGCGGCTTTTGAAACGCAAAGCGGGCGAGTTTGCCACGCATTTGAGCGCAATCTGAATTGTGTGCCTTTGGATGATACAGGCGGGACGCTGCACATCGGGATGGACTTTAACGTTAACCCCATGAGCGCGATTATCTGTGTTGAAGCGGGCAACGAACTACACGCAATTGATGAAATATCATTGCCCGATGCAAATACCAGCATGATGGCCCAAGCACTGCGGGATAGGTATGGCAACCGCCACGCGGCTGTCTACCCAGACCCCAGTGGTAAGGCCCGCAAGACTAGCGCGGCGGTGGGGCAAACAGATTTCAGCATCTTAGAGGGGTTCGGCTTTGATGTGGTGGCGTCCCGAAAGGCTCCGCCAGTGGTTGACCGCATAAACGAAGTCAACGCCCTGACGGCCAACTCAGACGGTGTGCGGCGGTTTTACGTTGACCCCAAATGCACTCATTTAATCAAGTCGCTGGAAGGCTTGGTTTATAAAAGCGGGACAAGCGTTCCCGACAAGACCAGTGGATTGGATCACATGGCTGATGCCTTGGGATACCTAATTCACGAAATGTACCCAATCGACGGTGGCGGGGCTACTGGGCCGATTAAAATATCAAATTATTTTGGATAGGACAGACCCATGCCAGTTAATCAACAGCATAGAGAATACGAAAAAAACAAAACCCAGTGGAAGCGCATACGCGATGCGGTAAGCGGCGAAGATGCCGTAAAAGACGCGGGCGTTGAGCATTTGCCAAGGCCAGCGGGCCAAGACAATTATGACTATAAGCAATATCTAAAGCGGGCGATGTATTACGGCGCAAGCGGGCGCACCTCGCAAGGGCTGGTTGGCGCAATATTTCGCAAAGACCCAACGGTTAACACCCCGCCCAAGCTGGCTGAGTTTATGGATAACGTCACGCTGACAGGTTTGCCATTTAACAATTTCGCCAAGATGGCTGTCGAGGAAGTTATCACAATGGGTCGCGGCGGCATATTGGTTGACCGCCCTTCTGGTGATGCTGGTCGGGCGTATTTGCGACTGTACCCAGCGGAAAGCATTATCAACTGGCGCACCACTGAAAAAGATGGCTCCGAGGTTTTGGAGCAAATCGTGTTGCACGAAGAACGCCAGCGGGCCGATAATGACGGATTTGGAACAGAGTTTTATAACGTCTATCGGGTGCTGTCGTATGGCGCAGAAGATGGCTACACCGTGCGGGTATTTGAGGAAGGCGAGGATGACGGCGAAAGTTTCTTTACCGAGATTGAGCAATACCAGCCCAACAGGCGCGGGGAACGGTTCGATTATATCCCGTTTGTGTTTCTATCACCCAATGATCTGACGCCCCCCGTCGATAAAAGCCCGCTGATTGATCTGGTGAATGTCAATCTATCCCATTATCGCACTCAGGCAGATTTGGAACAGGCGAACTATCTAACGTCCAGCCCGACCCCGTACATCATTGGTCAGAAAAATGCAGAGCAAGCCAACTGGTCTATTGGCAGTGGGACGATCTGGTTTTTATCTGAGGGCGCAAGCACTGGGATGCTGGAATACACGGGCGGCGGGTTGACCTACCTTGAGCAATCGCTTGATCGCAAACAGGGCATGATGGCCTTACTTGGGGCAAGGTTGCTGGAAGAAAGCAAACGCACCGCAGAGGCCGCAGAAACGGTCAGGCTGCGCGGTTCTGGTGAGAGCAGTATCCTTGCGTCAATTGCCGACACAGTGTCTGACGGGCTTAAAAAGGCCCTTGAGTGGGCCGCTGCGTGGGAAGGTGTGTCGGGTGACATTTCCATCGAACTAAACACCGACTTTATGGACGCCAAGTTGAACCCACAAGAACTGACGGCACTGGTTCAAGCATGGCAATCAGGCGCAATGGGACAAGCCGATATGTTGTATAATCTACAACGTGGCGAAATGCTGCGACCTGATTACGACATCGATATGATCCAAGATGAAATTGATGCCGAAAACGGTGCGACATCGGAACGTAATCAGGCCGATATAGACGCGGATGATGACGATGACGATGAACAGCCCCAGCTTGCGCTGGTTGGGGAGTAATAACCAATGGCCTCAATAAAGCCCAAAATCGCGCCCACAGGCGTGAACGTCAATGATGCCTTGCAAGACCTAACGGTTGTCCACGCCATTAACCTAGAACGGCTGAAAGCCAGCGAGACAGCCATTGTTATGGACATACTGGATGATCTGGGCTTGTCGGTGCAAAAGCAACTGGAAAAGATCGACCCAACGGGGGTTGGCCCAACGTATCGGGCGCGGCGGCTGGCACGGTTGGAAAAGACAATCAAAGCCACCACGGCTCTGCATTACAAAAAAATCAAATCGCAATCGGCTTCCTCCCTAGCCGAGACAGCGAAGGTGGGGGCGAAGGCCACGGCAAATGGCGTGAACTCCTCCCTTGGCGTTAGCCTTGGTGCTACGCTCCCACCGCCTGTTGTATTGCGTGAGTTGGCGGGCAAAACGCTGGTGCAAGGCGAACAGGTCAAAGCCTATTGGGACGAACAATTTGCTGGGACGCGGGGTAACTTTGTCAGGCAAATGCGGATGGGTGTTGCTGGCGGCGAGGCACTGCCCGCCCTTGTGGCGCGTGTGAGAGGCACCAAGGCCAACAACTTTACCGATGGCATAATGACAGCAAGCAAGCGCAAGGCCGAGGCCCTAGTGCGTACCTCTGTGTCTGCGGTCAATAACGCGGCGGCTGTCGCAACTATTGAGGCCAACGGCGATTTGTTCAACGGTGTGCAATGGCTGGCAACGCTGGACACCAGAACAAGCGATATTTGCAAGGCCCGCTCTGGCTTAACGTGGGATGAAAACTACAAGCCTGTCGGCCATGACATTGCATGGTCACCACCGCCCGCCCACTTCAACTGTCGCAGCACGATTATCGGGGTGCTTAAAAGCTGGGATGAATTAGCAAATAAAAAGTTGCCAGCGGTTGGCGCGGAAACGCTGCAAAAAGAACTTACTAAATCCATGACGGCGCGGGGTCTTTCCCCCCTGATGATCGAAAAGGCTTTATATAAAACCCAGCAATCAATGGATGGTTTTGTTGCTGGTGATCTTAATTTCGAAGATTGGCTAAAACGTAAGCCAGAAGGGTTTCAGAAAGACATTTTAGGCGAGGGCAAATGGAACCTGTGGAACGCGGGAAAGATCAGTTTTGTTGATCTGGTTGATCAAAAGTCTATGCCCCGATCACTGGCTGAAATCCAAGCACTGGTTGATGCGGGTGATACCTCAATATTGAAAGCCAATAAGGCGGCAAAGGCAGCGGCGAAAGCGGAAGCAGCGGCGGCGGAACTCGCGGCAAAGGCTGCGGCCAAAATTGAAAAACAGGCCCAAGGGTTTGTTGATGATCTATTGGCTGGGGTTGGTGGGGTAAACGCAACAAAGGTGTTTAAAAAGCTGGATACAGACGGTCTGACGGCCACGCAGATAAAGGCTAAAGTTGAGGAAGGCATTAACCAGATCAATGTTGCGGCCAATGTGTCTAACGCTAAAAAGAAATTTAAAACTAAAGGCAAGGACGCCAAACTAAGCCCATCTGAGGCGGCGGCATGGGCTACGGTTGATGATGATTTAAAGGCAGCATTTATCGCGGGGCTGGAAAGCGAAGCGGCGGTTTATAAGCAACTTGACCAGCTAATTGATAAGGCGGCAAAGGAAGCTGACGATCTGGCTATACTGGGCGGCGGTGATGGCTATTTAAAAACGGGAATAAACCAAATCATTAAAGCTGAATTAGATGACAGCGATTACGTTCTGAGCGAGTTGCTTAATTCAATTGACGATTTAACATTTGTTAAAAACCTAAAAGGCATCGGGGGTATCGACAGCCTAAAAGCGGCCAAGAAAATGACCAAGGCAGATGCCGAGGGTTTTGTTGCAAAGTTTAACTTGGCAAGCGCACAGATGGTCGAGGCAAACAAACTGCCCACGGCCATAAAGCAAGCTGCCAGTGACATGGCGGATAATTATGTCAAGCAAACCGATAATTTTCTGTTCTTGTTATTAGATCAAAACAGCGTTGCGTCTGTTAAAGCGCAAGTCGGCATTTTAGAAAAAAGTTCAGTAGTTGAATATTATTTAAAAAACGGCCCGAATTCGGCAGATGATCTGTCCTCACTTGTAATGTCAAATTTGCAAAAAGAAGTTACGCTGCAAAATGAGGCGTTTAAGACGCTGGCAGAAGCAGCGGCAAAGGCTGCAAAAGCGGCGGAAGCACTAGCGGCCAAGCAAGCAGACGAAGCAATGGACAAGCTGGCGCAGTTTGCAGCGGGCGGCAAAGG